CAACCCCGAAGACGTGGCGGGTGTGCATTCTGAGGCCAAGCAAGCCCGCTACCAGGACACAGCTGGCGAGGACTGGATAGACGAAGCGGCCCGCACGTTCACGCCCGAAGAGTTCCGGGGCGCTATGCGGTTTTCAATCGGCAAATATAACCGGCGCATGGGCAAGAAAGACGATCTGATTAAGGAGATCGAGAAGATGCGAGACTACTGCCAGCGGTGGATTGATGTGGAGCAAGGGCGATGAAAGAATATGAAAACTTCATAAGGAATAAATCATTCCGGCACGTAGACGCCGGTTTTTCTTGCCCTGAGGTTCTGCCTTATCCGCTTTTTGACTACCAGGAGCCATTGGTTAGATGGGCATGCAAGCGAGGCAAGGCTGCATTGTTTGCAGATACCGGGCTAGGAAAAACCATTATGCAGTTGGCGTGGGCTGACCAAGTGGCTAAGCATACGGGCGGGCCTGTCATTATCTTGGCACCGCTGGCAGTGTCATTGCAGACAATAGACGAAGGCAAGAAATACGGCATACACGTCGAGAAGGCCAATCCCGGAGCGGCGTTTTTTGGCCCCAACATTGTCATCACAAACTATGAACAGATCCACAAGTTCGATCCTGACGTGTTTCAGGGAATCGTGATTGACGAGTCCAGCATTTTGAAAGGGATGCAGGGTAAGCGTAGGCAAGAGATCACAGACTTCGGGATGTCCATTAAATACCGGCTCAGCTGCACAGCAACGCCAAGCCCTAACGACTTCATGGAGCTTGGCACCCAGGCTGAATTTTTAGGCATCATGTCGCAGATTGAGATGCTGGCCATGTTCTTCATCCACGACGGCGGAGACGTTTCAAAGTGGCGGCTAAAAGGCCACGGCCAGAGCCGTTTCTTTGAATGGATGGCAACGTGGGCGGCGGTTATCAGAAGCCCCACCGATCTTGGCTTTGATGGTTCGCGCCACGTACTTCCGAAACTTCACTACCATTCGCACGTTGTCGAGACTACGCCAGAGGATGCGTTGTTTGTTGAGCCGGCTCAGGGCTTGCAGGACCGCAACAAGGCCCGCAAAGAGTCAGTAGATGCTCGTGTAGCCGTAGCGGCGGACCTAGCAAACAGCATGGAAGGCCAGGTTCTTATCTGGTGCAACTTGAACGACGAATCAGATCGACTCAAGAAGTCCATTGATGGTGCGATTGAGGTTAAAGGCAGCGATAAGCCAGACCATAAAGCGGATTCTCTAGTTGGCTTTGCTAGAAGCGACGTTCGCATTCTGGTTTCTAAGCCAAAAATCGCCGGGTTCGGAATGAACTTCCAGAACTGCCATCAGATGATATTTGTGGGCCTTTCCGATTCATGGGAGGCGTACTACCAGGCAATACGCAGGTGCTGGCGGTTTGGTCAGTTAAACGAGGTTCACGTTCACGTTGTAAGCGCAGACACCGAGGGCGCGGTTATTGAGAACATCAAGAAGAAAGACAAAAACAATCAGGAGCTAGGCGCATCAATGGTTGAGCACATGAAGACCATGATGGATAAAGAGATATTCAGCGCTGCAACCGAAAAACAGAATACGAAGCAAACATAAAAATGGAGAATCCAGAATGGCTGTAGTTTTTCAGACATCCCTTTGATACAATCTTTTAAACAGACACGAAGGGATGAAAATGAAAGAGTATGTTGATTGCTCGTTTTGCAGTAAAGAATTAAAAAGGCAGACATGGAATTACCATGCTGGCAGGAGAATTGATAACTTTTTTTGTGACAATGATTGCAAAGGAAGCTGGCAAAAAAAAACAACGAGAAAATAAAGGATTTAACAAAGAATGGCTGGAAAATGAATACATAGTTAATAAAAAAAGCTCGAACCAAATCGCTAGGGAGATAGGTAGAGACCCAAAAAGAATTTGGGAGTGGATAAAAGATTATGGGATAGAGACCAGGCCCAGAGGAAACGGTTACGGGCAAGGTTTTAAGAAAGGCGGAATATCCCCGTTCCTTGGGATGACTCATACCGAAAAAGCAAAGAGCGATCAAAGAGAAAAAAGATTAAATGATGGCAGGGTTCCATACCTAAAAGATGGGGTGCATTGGATGAGTCACCCAGACCATAAATACTCAAAGCCCGCATCTTGGAGAGGTGGGGTATCTCCAGACCGGCAGGCATTTTATTCCACAGAAGAATGGGCTAATGCGGTAAAAAAAGTATGGGCTAGAGATAAGGCAATATGCCAGAGATGCTCGAAAAAGCACAACAATATTGGAATTAGAGGGACTTTCCATATCCATCACATAATTAGCTTTATGCACAAAGAGTACAGATCAAAGCACGAAAACTTAATACTTGTGTGCAAGCAATGTCATCTTTGGATCCACAGCAAAAAGAACGAAAACAAAGAATTCATAAAGGAGATTTAAGATGAACGTAATAGATCAAGTAATGAGCGAAAACTACGCCGTCTACCACGCGGATACTGTTGAAGTATCCAGGGGTATGCCAGACAATTCAGTTCACTTTTCTATTTTTAGTCCTCCTTTTGAATCGCTTTATACATATTCAAATAGCGACAGGGACATGGGCAACAGCAAAGACAGCGGCGAGTTTTGGCAGCAGTATCTATACCTGATTCGCGAGCAATTCCGAGTAATGAAGCCAGGGCGCATAGTTGCTATTCATTGCATGAACTTGCCCACCAGCAAGCAGAACGATGGCTTTATCGGCATCCGTGACTTTCGCGGCGAGATCATCCGTGAGTACCAGAGCGCAGGTTTTATCTACCATTCCGAAGTCGTTATCTGGAAAGACCCCGTAGTAGCCATGCAACGCACAAAGGCTCTAGGGCTGCTACATAAGACCATCAAGAAAGACAGCGCCATGAGCCGCATGGGCATTCCTGACAGCATGGTGATGATGCGCAAGCCGGGCGCTAATGATGAGCCGGTTAGCGGTGCGTTTACATATTACGTTGGCACCGATCCCGCGCCGGGCTTTAAGCGGCACGTGTGGGACGATGATCGCGAGGGATGGACGGTTCAGGATGACAGCCACAATACTAGCGTTGACGTATGGCAGAGGTACGCCAGCCCGGTTTGGTCTGATATCAATCAAACAGACACGCTGAACTTCCGCGAGGGCCGAGACAGCGACGACGAGCGCCATATCTGCCCGCTACAGCTTGATGTTATTCAGAGGTGCTTGCAGCTTTGGAGCAACCCTGGCGAGATTGTATGGAGCCCGTTCATGGGTATTGGTAGCGAGGGCTATATGTCTCTAAAAGCAGGGCGCAAGTTCATTGGCGCAGAGCTGAAAGAATCCTATTTCAAGCTGGCACTGCGCAATCTTGAAGCGGCCAAAGAATCACAATACGATCTATTTTAAGGACACTCATGAAAATCATAATTGAAAAATCAGACATCAGCGCAACCATGAAGCGTGCGGCAAAAGTCGCGCCACAAAAAGCACCATGCCCATATTCACACACGTCGCATTAGACTTTGACGGCGAACTGCTAACGATCACCGCCAACGACGGCGTGCGCACGTATTCAGAATCGGCACCGGCTACCGGCGATCCGGGCAAGTGTACTATTGAGGCGCAAAAGATGGCGCGAGCGATCACCGGAATGAAATCCGGGCCTATTGAAATAACGGAAGGCCAGGTAAAGCAAGGGCGGAGCAAAATAAAACTTGAGTCTATGCCTTTTGACAACTTTCCACAGCCTGATTACGAAGAGGCCAAAGAGACCACGCTGCATTCTAGCCATCTTGCGGGAGCCATCGCCATTGTTGCGCACGCAATGCCGCAGAAAGACGTTAGGCCAATGTTGAACGGCATCCATTTAACAGAAGGCTTTGCAGTGGCGACTGACGGCCACCGGCTGGCGTTTTGGGAAATAGACTATGATGGCCCGGACATTACAATACCGGCTGATAGCGTGCGTCAGATGCCCGATATGGACGGAGTTGTTTCTGTATCTGATAACCAGATGATTATTTATGGAAAGGGCGCAAGATTTAGCACCAACTTGCAGTCTGGAAAGTACCCAGATTGGCGCAGAGTAATACAAAAAGAGTTTGTCGCAACGGCCACAATAAATGCCGATGACCTTATTGCCGCTATGAAAACAGCGCAGTTGGGTCGAGAATTTGGTAGCTTTGAATTTACGACTGATACGCTATCGGTTGTAAACGATAATGCGGAGGCGGCTTGTGATATTGAGTGTGGCAGCGAAATTACGACGGGTTTTAATTACCAGTACGTTATTGATGCTGTATCCGTCAGCGGCTTGCCGAGTGTTGAAATACAGATAAACGAAATGAAATCCAGCTTAATAAACGGCCATTTTGTTTTGATGCCGGTCAGAATTTAGACAACGTGCGCCTTTCGGGGCGCTAATGATTCGTTTATGAGTTCACCCCAAAAACTAGCCGACAAACTAACCCACGCTAAGCGCGAAGCAAAGGCGCTCAAGGCCCAGCTACAGGCTAGCAAGCTAAAGGCTGAAGAGCTATTGGCAGCGTTTGATAAATCGGTATACACGCCTGAAGCAATGGCCAGGCGCAATATGTTTGAGCGAGCGAGGGATAAATATAATGGCTGATTTTGCAGATGACGCAGCAGAAGTGACGGAGATGAATCTACAAGTGGCATTGCAGAATGCTAGAGGGTTGGCACGGAAACACCCGTTCACAGGCATCTGTAGAAATTGCGACCACCCTGTGAGCGAGGGTGCTTTTTGCCCCGGCGGAGAATGCCGAGACGACTATCAGCGGCGAACGACACAAGGCAGGTAAAGAAAAGCCCCGCACTGGGGCTTTATTTGATTACAATCCGCGCCACAGCCTCAATTTCCAGATTCTTGTACTCTACCGGCAAGCCTGCTAGCTCTATCAATGCCGACTGCGCCTTGTAGAACCTTTCAGCGGTAGGGTGCCTGTCGTTGGTCTTCCACACGCTCAGGGTGTTAGCGCCAAGGCCGGATGCTTTTTGGAGCGCCCCCTGTTGCACGCCACAGTAGTGAGCCAGTGCCAACAAAAGATAGACCTTCAATCTCATAATTTATTCCTTTTTGTGTTTACAGTTAATCACTATGGGTATATGGTAACACAACCATAAGGAGAAACAGAAATATGAAAACACAATCTGCATTACTGATAATCGTCGCCCTTTTAGTGGCCAGTTACGTGATGGGCGAGCAAGAGGACATCGACGGCAAACAGGCCAACTATTGCGAGATGCGCCAGATACACATTGAAAGCGGCGGCGAATATGGCTGGCCGAGAATGGACGGATATGGAGAGTGCAAATGACTGACCACCACACAACAACCCTAGATCATTACCAAGGCCTAGTCGATCAACTAGCAAACGAAGACGCGGCTCTTGAAAAGTACCG